GTTTCCCAGTCACGATCGGAAGTCGATGAAAAGAGGAAGTTTATTCATTATAGCATATTCTTTAGCAGCCTTCAAAAGGGCTATAGCGAGATTGTAGCTTCTTTTATTTGGGGGGATATAGTATAAAGCAATTCCTAAAACAGGATCTGTAGACCACCACATTTCAGTGGTTTGGACAGCACAAACACCATCTATAAATTTAGGGGTATTTTTATTCCTTCTTACAAAAACAGCGTGGTTAACAACCCAATCAGTAACAGCGAGCACTGTCTTTTCAAAAGAAGGTGAAACTCCTTTATCTTTTAATGCATTTTCGTCGAAAGATTTATACCCAAAAGCCACAATTTGAGACACATCTTTAGGTTTAGCAAACTGTATTTCTTGTTCCATACTATTTATAAGAGAGTTAACCTAACTGTTCTGTTGAGGGAAGACCTGTTGTGGGTTGGGGTTCTTCTAATTCACCTAACATTTCTTCACCCAGAAGCCTAAGTTCCCCATGCATCTGCTCAAGTATACCCACTCCTTCGTCGTAACTACCCTGACCGAGGGCTACTATCGCTGGTATAGACCAAACAAATTCACCTTCGGTTAGAGCAGCCGGACCTTTAGGAGACCCATCCATGCCTTGGATATGAGCGGGAACTTTATCAGTATTCGCAGGGGCGGTAAGAATTTGTTCTTTTGTGGGTAGCCCTTGTTGTTTAGCGATCACTTCTTTTTTATTAATCTTTGCCATATAAATATATTACCATACTTTCTTTAATTTGTCAATTGTATTATTAATACCAACCATTTGTAATGTCGTACACAATAGTTAAAACTTCTCCATCACTTAAAAAAGTACTTGCGTTAGTTCCTCTAAGTAACTCAGATCCATCAGGGCCTACCTCTAAAGAATTCCCCGAGGTTCCTACATTAGCAAACCTATACTCTCGACCTTGTACTCCGGGGGGAAGTGTCAATTTAAAAGCTGCTCCGTCTGTGTCTCCATTCCATTGGTAGGCACTGGCGTCTACGGTAGAATTTGACGAGGAAGTGGTGAGAACTTTAACAACCATTGTAGGAATTTCTTCGGCCTCTTCGAAACTAATTTTTAAAACACGTAAAAGCTGATGCAAATAACTCTGCAATTTACTATTGTCAACTGTAGCAGTTATAGTAGCGTTAGGGAGAGACCTAATATCTGTTGGTTCTGGGAGTCTTTGAGAAAAAGGCATTTCTATCTTTCTCCGTCTACTTTAATACCAAACCTAGGCGCACCAACTTCAAAATCTGACCCTAAAGCGTTTACTTCGTATTTAACTGATACATGTCGCCCTCTTACACGAAGACTTATTTGTTTTGTGTCGTTGTTAAACACATACGGCCCTTTGGTGACTCCACTTTCAGAAGGGTACATTTTGTACTTTAAATACAAATTAGCATTTCTGTTAGGAATAAGATTAAAGTCTGGGACAAAGCGGTCAACAAACATTATCTCTTCCCCTTCTCCGAGGTCGATGTCACCACTTTCAATAAAAGCAGCTAAAACCTCGCCGTCGTCATCTTTGCCTTGTTCGTGCGCGTACAGAAGGCCAGAAGAAGAGATAGAATAAGGTTTAGGATAAATACTTCTGTCTAACCAAACTGTTCTATCTAATGTACCATCGTACCAAACCCTATCTTTAAAATTATAAATAACATATCTATCAACTTCTGTAGCTCCTTCAGACTGAAATAACCAAAGGATCTCGCTAAATTCATTGTTTGTGGCGCAAAAGGTTTTTTCTTTTTGTTCAAAATCCAACCTGTTACTTCCATCTTGGTCAAAAATAGCTTCTTCAAGAGTGCTGTCTAACACGCGGACAATCCCATCATACATATAAAAATTATCTATACCCATCCAGTACACAATTCCGTTAGTATCAATACCGCAATGTTGCCCAACAGCAGTAACGTTATTAGCGATAATGTCAAAAGAAAAGATGTCTGCACCTCCTACATACCGCATTGAATAAACATTAGTGTCTGTGAAAATAATAATCTCACTTTTTGTTTGGACGACAGACACAATGTAATTTCCCAAAGGCAGTCGGTATTCCCCTGCTGTATTGTTAGGGGTAATAGCCCACCCTGTTAAGCTTTCTTGTTCAGCCCACCTTATTGTTAAAGGCTCTAAACTACCTCCTACAGAAGGTATAGTACCAAAAACAACTAAGTGCCTTGACGGTTGGGCGACTAAAGCCATATAGTTTTCAACAGGAGCGTTTGTGATTTGCTCTAACCTAGACCCTAATCCCGAAGTAGCATCCCATTGGTAAAGCTTACCTTGACGCACACAAGCGATTAAATCTTCCCCCCAATTATCTAAAGACCATTGCCGTAAGAAAGTCCCTCCGACACCTGCTCTAGGTCTGTCCCAGCCTTCCCCTCCGTATTTTAAAGAAAGAGCTCCGCCTGCCCCACTTGTTGTGCCAGAAGCCACTGTTTCAACTAAAGTAACATTGTTTATAGCTTTTATCGTGTAAGAGTTAGCATTAGGAACAGTTAAAACTTCAAAATCTCCTGTAAAAGAAGCGCTGCTTAAATCGATACCGTCTACAGCACTGGCTTGAGAAACTACAGTAACCTCATCGCCCACAGAAAGACCGTGAGCAGTATCGTTTATAGTTAAAGTAGAAGTGCCGTTAGTATCAATTGCGTCTGTTAAATTAATAGTTGAGATGGGGGCACTTCCCGGAGTATTGTAAGACCCTCCACCATAACCTGTTGTATTGCCGTTATTCTGTTCCCCACACTCTAACAAATAGTTTATAACTAGATCACCACCCCCAAGTGCCGTCGAACCTGACGCAACCGTAGCGCTGTCTACTTTAAAGTTATCTGCATCTACTATCATAACGACTGTGTATTCTCCAGCCAGAGTGACACCGTCTACTGCTGAGACTTGGCTGTCTATAAAAATAAAGTCGCCCACAGACACTCCATGATTTGTGTCTGTTATTGTTACTTCGCTTTCTGTACTTACTGTTGTGATCGCATTATTTAAAGTATCAGTTGCTCTGTAAGGGGTTATGTCGTAGATCTGCCCCCCATTAAATTGTTCTACTTTTTTATGACTCGCGGAGGCAAAGTATTGTTTAAAACTTAAGTCTGTCCATGTATGAATATCTCTAGAAATACCTGTAAACATGTTGTTGGAAGTGTCAGTAACTTGCTCCACAACCTCCCTAGACCACCCCCCGATTTTTTCCGGTCTACCATTCCTAAAACGAACTTTGTCACCCGCTACCCACCAATTTTCCGCGTTGTAACGGGAGGTATTTTTATTTATACCCCCTTGGAATTGTACTTTTTGTAAGCGTGTGTCAGTCAATGTTTAAGCCGTTCTTTTCCACATATGCACTACAATGTAAGGTTGCACAATAGGGTGCTCTTCACCACTACCCCCTGCAGATATATTTTGAGTGTAGGTACTTTGAGATGTAGCCCCACCGCCAGAAAAACCATTGAAGATCACGTGTCCAGTAGAATTGAAATCAGTCCTTCTTAAAGCGTTAAAAGAGATACTGTAACTAGGTAGTTGGGCTTTTGTTAACGTATGTGCTTTAGCTCCACCTGTTTCTTCTGCCGTGTCAAAGTCAGCATCCCCGCTATCTAATCCGACAGGTACTTTCCCTGAACCAAAAGCAACCCAAGTACCAAAACCTAATAGCGTACCGGGGTTAGTTGCGTCTGTAGCATTTATATAAATAGATCCGACAGGGTACACTTTAGCTAAAATGTCGTCGTCATCTTGAACAGCGAGCTCCCCCAACCCTAAGTTAGTTCTAGCAGCCGCCACATCAGTTAAGTCGCTAAGATTATTGGCTATTGTCAAGAACCCTTCAACACTAACCATGTCGTAAGTGTCAGTACCATTACAATAAATTATTTTCACTTCTCCAGTCTGTATGTCAACTGAAGTAGACGAGCCATTGATTTTCAAAGTTACAGTAAAGGCTCCTGTCCAAGCACCTCTAACAAAGTACTGTTTTTCAGTAGCAGGAATTTGTAACTCGATATCCGCACCTAAAGTGCCTGTAAGTTCTAACGTGGAATGACGGGCTTCATCTGTAGCGCCATTCGCGGTTGTTAAAAGTACATTTGAAGAGCCTGTGACATCCACATCTGCAACACCAAAAATAGATTCTTCAAACAATTCGATTACTTGATTGTTAAAAACTGTTCCCCATGTGTTGGGGTTGTCGTTAGTTCCTTGTTTTGTTATTCTACCATTTGTTGTGTACGAAGCTACCATTTATTCTTTTTCCTTTTCTTACGACTGACTTGTCAATGTGCCTTTTAAACTGTTAGTACCTGTTTGTTCAGTATTATTAGGAACAGTTTGACCATCTCTTTTGTATCTTTGTGCTTGCAAATTCCATGATTGCACTGATTGTAAATAGCTATTTTCCCACACAGGTATCTGAGACCATGCTTTTGTGAATTTAGCCATCTCAATCATACACCCATAAAATAAAGAATCTTGGCAATTTGTCACAAAATAGTTTGTAGCATTACTAATACTCAATTTTGTAGGTTCTTTAGAGTACCTCAAAGTATAAGTATAGTTGCTGTCAGGAGTGGGTGCTACTGTAAATGTTGTAGCATTCTTATCACTGTAGTATTTAGGAACTCCTTCTATTGAAACATCAGGCCAATAGTCGTCTAAAAAACTTTGAAATTTCTTTTTCAGTATTACTTTAGTCGTACCTACTGTCAAACTAAAATAATCAGCAAATTTAAACCCTGTAGGTTTTGTTAAAGTGTTGTTACTAGGAATAAGTGTACCCGTACCTTCTTCTTCTAACTCAGGAAGTTCTAATTCCTTAAACAACCGTTCTTCTGTTAAGGAAATAGCAGTGGGGACATACGCAGCAAACTCCGTTCCGTCATTTTCAGAAGCGTCTTTTATTGCTTGTACTAACGTAGTATAATTTGTAATACTTGTCATTTTTTATCCTTATGTTGTTAATATTATAACATATTTTAAGAAAATCTGTATACTCTTAAATCATCATTGGTAGAATCAATAAAACCGATATCAGTTTCTGTTAATTTTGTTAAATACGGGTTAGTCACGCCTGAAGGAATGTTTAATTCTTTCTGTAACAATCTCCAGTCAGCACCACTAAAACTGTAAGTTTGTAGGGTGTCTTGTGAAATATCTATAAAAGCTACTCGTTCAGAAGTTAACGCCGCCACTCCCGCAAAGCTACTAGAAATTGTAATAGAGCTTCCAGTGCTTGTCCAATTAGCTCCGTCAAAGTCGTAGGCTGTTAAGGTGTCGGCTGAGCCGTCCCACAAAGCTACTCTTGTAGAAGTTAAACTTGTTAACGCTGCGCTCCCTGCAGAACCAATGTCAGGAATGCTTAAACTATTTCCTGTTTTAGTCCAATCCGTTCCGTCAAAGTCGTATGTTGTTAAGGTATCGGCTGTAGGATTTAACAAAGATATTCTTGTAGAAGAAAGAGAAGAAACTTTAGCAGAAGTTTTACCAGTAATTGTTAAACTGTTGCCTGTTTGACTCCAATCCGTTCCATCAAAATCATAAGTTCTTAAGGTATTGGTTGAATTCTCAACAAGAGCTATCCTAGTAGCGGAAAGAGATGTTATACTGGAGACACTTGTTGCAGAAAGATTTAAGTCATTTCCTGTTTGACTCCAATCCGTTCCATCAAAATCATAAGTTCTTAAGTCGTCATTAGTAGTATCTATAAAAGCCAAGCGCGTCGCAGTTAACCCCGCAATAGTAGCAGTTCCCATAGTAGTTATATTTAAATCATTCCCTACTTGAGTCCAAGAAGAAGTTTTAAACCCTAAAGATTTGTGCCTTTGCACTCGAAACATTTTATGTATCATCTCCTGCGTCAGTAGTGTAATATATTTTAATACCTATTAATCGAGCGTCTTCACCTAGACTATCCCCAGATACGTCGCGACTAAAATCAAAAAAACAAACTTCGTCATTTGAAGGGCCCATACTTATTGTCAAATTAGAACTTTCAGAAGTAACGTGTAAATCTTCTGTTGTTAATACTGTATCAGTTACAGCTATAGTCGTACCCCCCGGCTCATCTAAAGGAGCGCTATTTCCTAACGCAACAGACGACAAGTTCCATTCAACTGTCCCTGATCCTGCGGTAGCCGTCCAAAAAACTTGATAAGTTATTGTACCTTTATCCCAAGATTTAGGAAAGGCTATGTTAAACCAAGCGTGTTCGTCCGTAGATGCGTCAAAGTCTAAAACATCGACATTTAAATTATTGCTAGAAGTTTCTAAAACTGCAGGGTCAGCTCCATTGGTTTCTGACGGAGTCATGGCATTAGCAGGAAGCCACAATGTTTCTTTTCCTTGAAGTTTAGCTCCTGCAGCTTCTATACTAGCAGAATCAGTAACGTCAGCTCCTGCCTCTATACCAGAAAGTTTGGTTTCTTCTGCACTTGTATAACTCGCTGTAGTGCCGTCTAAAACTGCTGAATACGCCTGAACATTCACTCCTATTTGAAGCCCCAAAGCGATTCTTGCAGCAGCAGCGTCACTTGAACCTGTTCCTCCGTCAGCAACCGCAACAGCGATACCTCCTGTGGTGTATATAGTCCCAGAAACATCTTGGACAGTCAACGTTCGAGTATTCCCGCTAGTTATACTTGATAATTGAAAAGCTAAAATTTTAGTTGCGTCTGCATCGTCTTCTAAAGTAAAATTAGTATCTTTTATATTTAGAGTGTTAGTGTTATTTAAAGTTTTGTTACTGAAATTGGCTGTATTACCTACTAAAGAAACTGTGCCCGTTGCGTTAGGAAACGTGTACGTCCTATCCGACCCTAAAGTAGATGTTGTTATTGTAGCTGTATTAGATCCTCCCGCATTTAGTACAATGTGGTTTGTAGCTGCATTGAGATTTAAGGTATCAAAGGTAGGGGAATCTGTGCTGCCTAACCCTATATCTGAAGGAGAATCTGTTGAAAGAATATAAGCACTGTCAGCTATATCGTCTAACTCAGCTCTGACTTCAGCAGCAGTGTTCGCACCTCCATCTGTTATATTTGTTACCCAACCTGCTTTTAAAGTTGTCCTAGTTTCTTGTGTCATATTTTATCTTCTTTCTCTTTTTATTAGATCCAGTCGCCAGCTAACCAATCGGTAGGGGCCCAGTCTGTTGTAGGAGATGCGCTAAATGTAGCAGTGCCTTGTAAGTCTGCGGAACTCATCCCCTGCCCCACCACTTCTCCAATAGCTACTAAAGTAGCTGCCCCTGAAAGGGTGTTTAGAACTAAATGAAAAACACGAATGGGGTTTGTGTACAGATAAAATTCAGAATTTAAAGGAGCACTCCCCGCATACCGAGGCACAGCACTGGTAGTTTCTGTAGCAGGGCGGGGGCGAGCATTTCTAACAGGAAAGGGATCGCCATTTTTACCTTTTAAGTACCGTCCTAGATTATTCAAAGGATGCGACACCGCGCTCCACTGCCCGTCTGACTCGCTTTTGTGAACAAGGTAATTTGTCCCCGGTTCGGTAACCATTTCTGACATAGGAAAACGCGTACCAGAACGATCTGATATTGCCGAAGCACCTCTATTTCTTCCTGTTCTACCCACTATTAATAAAAATCCTTTTTAATCTAGACTAACTGTTACTGCCCCAATTGCAAAGTCAATAGATTCTCCATCATTTACAATACGCGCCGAGGGAAGCGCTGCATGAAATAATAAGTTACCCCCTGATAAAGCATCGTGTATGCCTACATGTGTGATCGTTCCGAAAGCTCCTCCAGATGCAGTGAAAGACTCTGCTGAAGAACTGGCGGAAGACCCACTAACCGCTGCAGTAAAAGTTGTTAGTTGTCTTGCGTAACCATTACCGGACACTTCTGTCCCTGTATCTGCATCTGTAGGATTGGTTGTGTATAACGCAAGATACACATTAGAAGGGGCTGTAAAAGCTGCTGTTCCTAGTGCGTGATCTAAAAGTTCATTTTCTAAATAATTACTTAATGCTGACATTGTTATTCTTTCCTTTTTTATTTATTTACCGCTAATACCCCCGAGCCTTACAATGAAGTCGACTCTTTCTCGGTCTTCATCAAAAGCATCTGGTAAAACAGTGTCTAATTCAGATTTCAAAATTGCTATCTTTTCTAACGGTATTCCTTTTCTAGTTAAACTAAGCTCGTAGGAAAGCCACTTAACTAAAAGAGGTAAATACCTATACGAAAGGTCAATTTTTTGGTACGAGGCAGTCACATCCTCCACCCTCTTAGACGCCAGCAATTTAGCTGTGTACGCTTTATCAGGAGTAGGCCAAATCTTTAATTTAACTGCGTCCTTTTCCCGATCTGCGGACCAAAGGGTAGGGCGTGCTGATGTTTCTTTATTGGGTATTTGATGGTAGTCTCTTAGACCCCAACGTTCCGCAGGTATCTGCAAAGGCTCTGTGACACTTGGGTCTTCAATATTTAATTCTAAAATATCTACAATACTAGCATCTAAAGTGTACTCTCTAGTACCTAACACTAAAGACACATCAACTTCTTGTATTTTACTCAAGGGGATGTTTTTATTTTGCAGTTGGATCAACACAAGATTTAAGGTTCTACGCGCCTTATTCATCTCTACAGCAGAAGTAGTTTCCCCAGCAAGAGGTTCTAACGCTTGCTCAATAATGTCATCGACATCTAATGAAAAGTTAGTCGCGCCGGATGTTGTTGAAACCATTTATGTTACTCCTCCTAATCTGCAATTAAAATATATTCGATAGCAGAAGAAAAAGCAGTGTTGGTGTCAGAAACGCTTTCACATCTAACTTTCACATCTGTTTTAGCTGGAAGTACAATACCCCCTCTTAAATCATAACTATCTGGAAAATTTGTTGTTATTGTTTCGTACCTTACTGCACCGTAAACACCATCTTCTTCACGAATACGTAATGAATAATCCGCAGATCCGGCACTACCATTAGTCCGTCCTATTTGATTTTTAATCCTCAAAATAATAGCAGTGTATCCTGCTGGTACGGTAAAAGCTGCAATTGTGGTTTGGTTTTGTCCTACTGGTAAAACAGCAAAAATATTAGCCGTTGTCGTAGTATGTCGACAAGTCAATGTACCAGCGTTGCCCGCTCCTGAACCAGCAGTTAAAACTTTTATTCTGTATAAACGATGATAGGAATTTGCTGAAGTAACCCCTGTTACCCCATTTAGCGTTATAGTTTCAGAAATTTCGTCCCAATTGGAGTCTAAACCTGTTATCAAAACTGTCCGTGCTCCTGTGCCTACAGATGTGTCCGCTGCGTCACTTGAAAAAACCTCTACAGTCTCCGCACTGGCGGAATGTAAAGGCTGTCCTGTATAAGTCCCACCGCTATTCCAAATATCTTCAGGGCCCACATCAATATCTGGGTTACGCCCAAATTTTGTATTGAACGAATGTCCTACTACATTACCTTTTGCAACTTCTAAAAAAAAGTCACTGTGTAAAGGTAAAAAAGGATCTAACAATGTCCCTGCACCTAATGTTGCTAAGTATTTAGTTAATGTGTTTGCATCTTTGACTTGTAATGTTGACACTAAAATTTTCCTTTTCTATAAAAAATGTACTAAACTAGAATTGGCTACTTCAGAAAAAACTAAAGCACCACTTGTCACAATAGCAGATGCGCTTAACAAAAGCCTATACACATTCGCGATAGCGGTATTTATTTGAAGGGTAATCAAATTGTCACCGTAAGCGTGGATACCTTCACATTCTTGAAATCCATCATCCGTATCGAATGTATACACACGCCCGATGTAAGTGCCGTCATTTTCATATTTGTAAACAGCGTGGTATGGTGTTTTATCAGATGTTACATAAAAATAACCCTTTAACCAGCAAACATCTTGGGCATTGTCAGGAACATAATTTAAAGTTAAAGTTCCTTGGTAGACGCCACTTAGATTATATTTTCTTAACGTCCCGCTATCTAAGAAAGAGCTGATATACAGAAAATCATCGTCATTATTATACGTAATACCGGACGCTTCAAACGCTTGCGCTGAAATATCAAATGAAGTGTCAAAAGAAAGGTCGCTGGTATTGAACACAACAATATGCTGAGTGTCATAGGGTGAGTTTGGGAATTCTTCAAGAACGCCGTAAATCTTATCATTCATAACATGGATAGCGCCAAGGTGATTTAAAGCACCGCCAAGCCCTGTGTCCCCAATTGGATCAGTATTCTCAGCTACTTGGGTCCAATCCGCACTATATTTTCTAATTAAATTGTTAGAAGAGGTATAATAATGTGTGCCATCGTACCCCACACCTTGTGAAGCGGATAATGCGGGACTTGTTTCTGAAGAATCTAAAGTTAAAAAGAAATCTCTCCATTTTGTATGCGCGTAATCTTGTACAGAAGCTAACTCAGTTGCGTTTAAAATTCTGTCATAAATTATAATTTCAAAAATGTCTCCTGCAAAACTTGTTCCGATAATTAAACCGCTGTCAACAGTAAGAGAAGTACCTGTAGCACTTCTCGCGTTGGTCGTCACTTGGTGGTCGTCCCTATAAAGTTGTACGCTATCCAATTGAGCAACTGTGGTAGTAATACTTTCTACACCTGTAGGGAATGAGTTTTCATAGTTATACCCCGGCCTAGGGTCGTTCGCGCCAGAAGCAAGAGATTTAAACTCAAAATTACCTGTGGATTTTCTTAAGAAAACTGATTGACTATCTGAGTTAGATTTTATGAAGCTCGGAAAAGCAGCCCCCGCAGAGATTGCGGCGTTTAATCTGGCCACAACAACAGCAGTGTACCCACTGTCGGCTAACACAAAAGGAGTTGTTAAAAGTTGTGTCTCCGTAAATCGAAGACCATTTTGGCCAGCTAATTCGGCTAAACCCGTAAGTGGTTCAGTTCCAGAAGAACTAACAGAGTGCTTAGCGTTACCGCTCTTATCATCCCATTGAGTCACTACACCAGAGCTATCAGATATTGTCGACGCGTCAGAAGCATCTAACCAAAGACCTAAACCACTTAAATCTGTAGGGGTGAATGTAGGTATTACAGAAATACCACTTTTTAAAGACGGGGATAATGAGGGGTATAAAAAAGCCATTTTTCTTTAAATAAATCCTTGTACTTTTGCGTTTCCTGTTGTTCCTGTTTTGGTGACTCTAATGTAAGTCCAAGGTCCTGCTAAAAGATCCCCTGTACCATCTGTTGTAAACGTACCAATTGCAGTGATGTCGTCAGCCTCTATACTTGCAGTTACTAACGCAGGAGTACTACCTCTAACATCTTTTGTTGTTCCTTCTAGAACAACTGTATCACCTGATGTTAGATCTACTTGAAGTGTTCTAGCTTGCTCTTGATCGTAACGCGTGTCTAAGCGAAACCAATTACCACTTCCAGCAGCAGATTGGTCAAATAAAACCTTATGTCTTGTTATAGCTGTCATAATAGGTTATCTTCCTTTTCTTTATTATACCATACTTTTAAGCAAAAAAGAAAGCCCTAAAGCAGTTTTGTAAGTTTTGCGTACAAACCTCACTTATTGCTAAGGGCTTTCAATATTACACAGAATTTACTATGTTTATTCTTACGTACCGCTTGAACCGTACCAACCACGAGGATCAGTCCAACCAAAAGCGTAACGCTCACGGAATTTAAACAGCAAGTTATCTGTTACAAAGTCAACATCGTCACTACCAGACAGGCTTTCACGAACGAACATTTTCGTACCGTTAGAAACACTTGTTTTAATAAACCAAGCATCTGTGTCAGTGAAACGGTGATTAACAAATACACCGCCGGGGAATTTACCACCAACAATGTTTGCATCATTTACTGTTTTAGCATTTGTACCAGCAGCGGTTGCATTGATACCCAGACCTGTTGAAAGGCTGGATTCCAAAACTTTACCTGCGATAAAGCTAAGATCAGAAGGAATGTGGAGAGACTGCGGACGAGCCGAGATCAGAATACCACGATCATTCGTAAACTTACTAATTGCAATACAAGCATCTTCTAGAGAACTCTCAGAAAGGTCTGTCGCTACCTTATTAGAGAAATCTGTACCAGAAATGGTAGAGTGGTCTGTAGCGAATAGTGCTGAACCGTCTCCACCTGCAAAAGCTGCGTTAAAACCATTGTTAAAGACTGCAGCAGCTTTAACTTGTTTAGTATCAGCCATTGCCCGGCCTAGTTCCATTGCTTTTGCTCGTGCGATATTATCGTAGAGATCATCATCAAACGCTTCTTTAGTAACAGAGAAACCAATAGCAACGGTCTCCATATTATAACGTGATGTGTACGTCTCTTGGATATCATCGAACTCAACAGCAGCGCCTTCACCTTTAACGTTAGCCCCACCCATACCAGACATATACACTTCTTCTTCAAACGCACGGATTGAGTTGTACGTTTCAAAAAGAGGACTGTGCTCTTCTGGGGTATCCCCGTAGCTCATCCCAACGAATTCGTGTACGCCGGGTACTAGAGACTTAGGGATACTATTTCTATTTGTAGACATTTATTATTTTATCCTTTTTCTATACTCTATACTTATTAACCATCATCTCTTAGATCGTGGTCAACTAGAACCACTTCAAGAGAATAATCGGCTGTATCTTTTACGTTGATAACCTTTACCATACCTGCAGATGCAGCAACAACTTCAGTAAACGTTCCAGCGGCTACGCCAAAAAGATCATTGAAAGGTGTGCCTGTACCTTCAGTAATAGTTAGATCGTAACCATCAGTAGCTTGAATAGTCAAGAAACCACTGGTTGAATCTACGGTTGCTAAAATACCATCTACAGCATTCAAATCAGCAACTAGAGTAACAGTGTCATAACTAGCTACAAAAGTAATTGTAACTGCGGAATTCGCTGGGTTAGTTGTTTGAATAGTAAAAGTATCATTCGCAGTAACATCAGTATCTGTTGGAAGGTCAGTTGACCCATCAATATCCACATCACCTGTAACTTCTGCTAAAGCTTTAACTGTAGCAGTTGAACGACCTGTATTAGTATCAGGGGCAGTTAAGTTCAAGGCAAAAATATCACCTTTTTGAACTAGAGGAATAGGACCATCTGCTTTTGCTGTAAAGGTAGCAAACGGATCGTCTGTTACTAGCGCTTTTACATCAGTTGCGGCAGTTGATGCTGTCCACATTTTTTTAAATTGAGGGGACCCTTCGGAATCAGTATAACTAACACCAGCAAAGACGCCAATAGCATCAGCAGTGTCATTCGTAGCCCGAACGAGAGTTCCGTCAGTAGTCAGTTTCACTGGGTCACCAAGACCAAGAGAGGTTGCGTAACCAGTGGCAATAGCATAAGTGCTAAGACCTTTGTTATCTGGACCGCTACCTACCTTACGTGCAGGGGTAAGACCTTTTAGTGTACCTGTAGCCATGTTTATTTCTCCTTATATTTTGAAAGTCATGTTCTACTTTACTTTGTTGACATATCTTCGGTTACGAACAACCCTACCTCATGCAGTGTTTCTTAATCCCCAAACGAAGGTTCTCTTAACATTACTTTGGATTTAGAGCCAGCATTAATCAAGCCTTTCTTCCCTAGAACGTTAATATTCACAGCATCTTGTTCTTGTTGGGCGCGGTTTGCAAAGTATTCTTCACGACTACGCTTCAAGTCACTGTCAATTTTCATCAGACACAAATCGCCACCGTTAGTAACCAAACCTTTTGTAACTTGTGTATCTCGCATACGTAATGCTCGTTTGTAACTGTCGGGTAACTCTTCTGCTTTCACAAATTCGTAACCCTCTTGTAGTCGACGATTAAGGTATCTGAAATCTTCTTGCCCCTTAATAGCCCAACGAACTAAACGTAAGGCGTAATCATCCTTTGCAAAGTATTCTGTAACCTCTGCTGGAATCTCTGACTCCGAAGGTCTTTCGTATACTTTACGTCTTTTAGGACGTTCACGCGTGTAGTCTTCACTCTCAAAAGACTGAGTTTCCTCAGCGACTACTTCTTTTGTTGATGTATTAGATTTTTTCTTAGTCATAGTTTTGTATAGCTCCTTTTATGCTTTTTTATTATGAGGGATCATAATCGGTGTATAACCGTCTCCCCTTTTATTTTTTTGATTGTGAGCTACTCTACGTGCGACTTGTTCTAAACTTAGACCCCAACGTTCCGCTTGACGGACAGTTTCAGGGGATAGAGGGACAGATTCATTTGCGCGAGATTGTATTTTACCTTTTTGATGAAGGGGAGTTCGCGAAGCTCCTGAAACTGTTTGTTCTACTTGTCGGTTATTAGAACCAGTGTCGTTTTGTTGTTGCGAAGTATCATCTGTTGGTTTACCGTCTGTTGATGTGACTTCATTTGTGTCAGACGAATTTTTATCTTCTTCTGCATAGTTTACATCATTTTCTTCTTGTGTACCAAATACTTCAGGAAATCTTGGGGCCAATCTAGAATTTAACTCTTCATAAAAATCATCATTATCTAAACTGTAACCTTCATTTTCCAATTCAACACTCACTAGAGAAGCAATGTTATAAAACAAACCACCTTCTTTAAATTGAGGGTAATCTTCTAACCATTCGTATGTTTTCTCAGGGTAAACTCTTTGTTCTACTTCAGGAGCTTTAACAGGTTTTTCTTTATTTGCTTCAATTACTTCTAGTTCGTAGGTTAGAGCTTCTAATTTAGTTTTACAATTAATAAGCTCTTCGTTAAGGCGTACTGACTCTTCAGCATCACCATCTTCAATAGCATCTTGCATACCTTTTCGAAGGTTAACTAAGTTAGCTTCTAAGGCAGCCTTCATTGCTGTTTTATTGTACACTGAAGTGTCTTGTAACTGAGTTTCAAGTTCTAAGGCACGCTTCTCAGCAGCAATAGCTCTTTGTTCGGCAGCAGTCTTTTCAGTGTGCAATTGTTTAATACGTTTCTTAGCCCTAGAAGGCTTTTTAGTCTCGTTAACATCCTTTTTTACAGGAGTATTATCTTCAAGATTTTTAGCTTCCTTTTCAACTTCAGTATTTTCTACTGGAAGATTCAAAACATCTTCATTATCCAATGTGGTTGTGATATCCGTGATATCTACATCTTCAACATCTTTAATTTCTAAAGACGTAGCCGCAGGAGGGTTGGTTTTGATCGCTACGTAGCCATCTGAAACTCTTTCTATTGTATTGTCGTTGTCCGTGCTCATTATTTTCTTTCCTTTTTGTTAAAGATCGTATTATATTTCTCTAAGTGTTCTTTAGGGATGTCAAGAGTGTACATGTCATCATTAAAAATTTGAGGATCAGGTAATTTCTCTACAATTTCATCATCAACTAAAAGAACGTACGAAACTCCTTTAAACTTACGTCTCGCTCCTGTGTTTTTAGGGTATGTTACAAAGTCTCCTACCTCAGCCCAAGGTTTTTGTTCACCTTCTGAATTTCTATGCTCTGGCCTTGTCCAACAGGAAGGCCCGACAGAAACCACACGCCCTACATTAGAAACATAGTTCATAAAATCTACGTCACTGTCCGGCATAATAATTGTGGAATTCTTTTTGTCTTGAACAACAGGGTAAGGACGAACTAACAGAGTCCATCCTAAAGGTTGTGGTAAATTATCAGGGTCTTTAATCTCAGGAGGAGTGATCCAACCATTTTTATCAAGTTTTAAAGCGGCTTGATACCCGCCTTGTGCGTTTATTGTCATTAGTTTCCTTTTTTACCGTTGGTGCTCAGGGAAGAAAGTCTTATAAAGTTGAGAAAAGTCGTCTTCTACTTCCTTTATAGCTCTTATGTAACCAACGTGTGTGAGGTACTCTTCGTGAGAGATGCCTCCATTACAAATATATTCTGCTATTCGTGTTTTTCTTTGCTTTAAAAGTTTGAAAACTTCTTCACAAAGATTTTCTGGTAATGTTTTTTCCATAATAGCCGTATATTAGCACACCTTTTATTTAGTGTCAAGCTTTTCTTTGCTTGCGTCTTTTTCTTGATTAGCTGCTACTTGTTGGCTCAGCCCTGCAATCATAGAATCAAGGCCTTTAGTCTGTACAAGTTTCTGCATATCGTGAAGAAGCTTCTTGTCGAACTCATCCATACGACGTAGTTCTTTTATTAAATCAAGATCAATCTTTTCTTTCTTCAATTCCAGATCTGCGGTCTTGTGAAGTTCATCAAATTTTTGTTTACGTGCTTCAGTTTGGGTATCCATATATTCAGATTGCGCTATAAGCATAGACGCCTGATCTTTAGGGTTGAGCTGCGCGTTTTCTTGCTCTTGTTGAATTTGTTGTTGGTTCATCTGTGCTATTTGAGCTGCAGCCTCTTGAATAGGAGAGCCAGTATTAGTAGATTGGGCTTTAGCCTGTTCAATAAAGTTTAGTAACATGTGCTCTTGGATATTTGCTTGAAGAGCTATAGCTACTTTTTGCATCATAGGGTTAGCTCCTGACATAGGATCTTGCATGAAAGCTTGTTTTAAAGCTATGTGAGCTTGGTGGTCTTGCCCTTCAAAAGCTTTAATTGGTTTCCCTGACTGAGCAAACTGTATGTCTGTCATAGGGTCGTTCTGACCAGCTTCTTCTGGAGGGGGAAGAATATCATTCACATTAGCGTAATCCATGTTGATATAAAAATGTTTAAGGACTTCTCGCATGTCGTGTTGTTCAGGGTTAGTTTGAGCAACTTGCAATAGTGTTTGCGCCTTAGCCATTCTGTGCGAGTTAGAACTAATGTTAGGGTCACTAACAGGCACAACGTCCACACGTTCGTCATAATCAGCTCTAGAAATCTGCATAGTCTCATTCTCAAGATTGTACTCAATAGAATCAGGAAGAGTTTCAGCATTGATAGAGGCGATTATCCTCAACTCTTGTTTTAAGGAGTTGTGCAATCTCTTGTGGATTGCTGAAAAGAATTTAGTAGACGCGTCAAGAAGAGCCATTGTCGTGCCCACAGGTCCATAGTTAGTGGAGTCTGCAATTACTTGCTCTGTGCTGTCTGCGAACTTTTGACCTTTGGTATCAAGGAATTCTAACATTTGATACAAGGTTTGGTCAGCTCCTTTAAACGGTAGAGGCATAATAGCTTTAGAGATATCTTGGGTCATAGCCTCAATATCTTTAAATTGTCCGGGCATAATGGGGTCACCATCATCTACAATACGTACCCCTTTAAGTTTGAAACCCCCTTGGAGGTTAGCAAATTGGCCAGCATCTACTAAGCTTCGTAAAGAACTTGTAAGAGAAAGTTGTAAGTTACCAAGAAGATGAAGATACCCGAAACTGTAAAAACCAAAACCGGGAACAAACCCATAGTGGGTAAATTGGACTTTCTTTGTGCGTTTATTGTCGTCACGTTTCCAGTTCCTACGAATACCAACAATACGTTTACTGTTGTTTTCAATTGTCACAATGTAAGGAGAAGAAAGTTTGTATTCACTGCTTCGTTTATCCAGACCTTCTATATAACATTCAACATGTTGCTCAAAAAGGGTGTAAACATTACTGTTCTCACTCACTCCTACTTCCACCCCAATTAGCTCATTTGTCTTACGGGTTACTTCAGTAAGCTCTGGAGCTGTGGGAGAACCAAGATCATCTGGTTTTGTATAAAGTCCTGCTTCACAGTCAGCATCAAATTCATAATCTGTTTTGTAAAGTATGTGAGTGTATCTTGGAGATCTAAATAGATCGCTGGCGCTGTTAGGAACAATAACTTGGTCTGCCGGAACAAACTCTGACACTGCTCTTTCAAGATGGGCATCGTAGTAAGTCTTTTTAAAACCAGAGCCCACAAGAGGAACGTACAGCAGCATACGTTCTGCATCAGTAAAGAACTCTGTCATTTCTTCTGTAATTTGGTAATTCAAGTGTTTCTGTACTCGTAAGGCTTGTTCTTCTTTTTCTGTGGTTGTATCACCTAAGACAGAAGTTTTAACAGGGCCTTTTGAAGGAAGTAGTTCATTAGAGGCTTTAGATTGAAACTTAACAGCAGATTCCATAAGTAATGGGTGCTGAGCACTACAAGCTCCTTGAAAGGGAACGTGTTTTTCTTCTACCTTCAAACCTAATAGGTCTAACCCAAACTCAATTGTTTTTAACCATTCAGAACGATCTTGTTCGTCTTGTTCAATTGTAGCTAAGATGTGTAGACTAAGTTCATCAAGAACATCTTCATCTACTTCAGTAACTAAGTTGCTGTAATGTTCGTCTTCTGAATAAACGTAAGGGGAATCACTTTCAGTAAGGTCAACGTCTAAACCTACATCAACAGAACCATCTTCGTTTAAAGTAAGTTCTACTTCATCTCCTAAAGTGTTGCCTTGATCTTCAACAAACTGAGAAAGCGACTTAGGGCCTACTTCTCTCTTACTACGCATTTTTGTGGTGGTGCTTTTTTTAGCCATGTCAGATTATATATGAATTCCTTTTTTTGTTACTTGTCCTCGTACGGATGCATGTGTGAATAGTATTATACACTATTCTAATATTTATGTCAACCAGATACCATAGAAGACCAATACGTCTGTCGTTTAGTTTCCCATTTATCATCATCATCATGATACTGACTGTTTGAATACCCATCATTGTCGATCATAAAGTTATCCCTCATCCATAAGATTGCTTGAGATACTGTATCTACATAGTCATCGTGAGGGGCTTTTGGAAAAGATATAACTTCAGATATGAGTTCTTCTACCCATTCTTTGCCGTTCGGGACATGAATACGTCCTGCTTGGAAGTAAGGAGTAGTGGCCTGCAGCCTAAACACTTTATCTTTTTCTGGCATGTAAGCCATAATTGGAAGACCTCGTTTACGCATTTCGTGAATCAATGATTGGCCTGAAGCTTTATCCTCAATGATAAAGAAGTCTGGTTGAAACCTATTATTAATCTCTTGGGCTTTGTTACACAGTTCTGCAAAATCCCATCTTCCCCTACCAGCGCTTAATAAAATTAAAGATTCTCTGGAAAAGCTTTCTCCATCAAAATCTTTATAGACATTAGTGAAACAACCCCAAACACTGTAAGCACTATAGTCAGCACTTTCCTTAACTGAAAAGGCGGTATCCATACTTACAGTTATAAATTTACATTTAGGAGGTTCCGAGTCTTCCCACCGTTTAAAATGACTTTTTTTAATTATTCCCCCTTCTTCTGCCACAGGAGTTTGCATGTAAAGGGCTAACCACTCTGCTGGCTCCATACCGTCTCTTTTCTCTAATAAGAGCTCTGTAGGCCAAAACTCGGGCCAGAAGGATGTACCTACCGCGAACCTCTCTTCATCGTCCTCCAGCCCTCTTAAAAGGTAATTGGAAGCCTTTTCATCAAGAATGGCAGGAAGAGATACCACATGCCAAGGTCTAGAGGTTTTAGGATTCTTATCAGTTGCTATGCCGTCAATACCTGCCATGAACCCACTAAGGTCTTCTATGTGCCATCTGGTGTTGATGATAATCTCAGCTCCTCGGGGTAGAAGTCTGGTTCTTAACCCTTTTCTGTACCAAGCATTGATGTCTTTACGCCCTGCGTCAGTTGTTTGTTCTGTAAGGGCATCATCAACAATGGAGATGTGGGCCCGCCTACCCGCAATGTTCTGTCCTGCCCCCCTTGATCGTGACTGGGAAAC